GGTTCGCCTACGAACATTGCGTAGGGCCTGCAGGAAATTCAGTTGGGCGGTCAAAAGTGAAGTTGACAGGGACAGCCATTTTGGTGGCTATGCCTGACCTTCATCACCCATACATCGCATCCGCATTGGCAGAATCATTATCTCTGCCTCGGAACAATCGAATCTAGGTGAAGAGGATCTTCTCCTCTAATCGCCTCCTGCACGACGCGCAATCGGAACGAGGGGGGGGGTCTGGAACTCCACGACCCCCGGTCTACACTCATTGTGACCACGCTGACTCCGACGTGGTGAGAAACGAATCCTAGGAAGCGACCAAAATCGCTGTCCATCATAGGATTTTCACGCCCGCTAAGGTGAACAGTTACGACTGTTTTGCTTTCAACGGACGACCCTTGGGTGTGGGCCTCACTCGGGGAAGCATGGGAGGGCGGAGCGAAACTCCGCCCAGTCTTGATCATTATAAAGCAGCTCACAAAACTGCTCGTTCTTTGATCTCGAATAGACATCCCATGCGTCCTCGGGCATAAGCGATGGAAAGACACGTTCTTGAAAGATCGTGTCAAGGTCACTCTTCAGTTCCCATTTGTGTTCCACAAACGGTGTCCAAAAAGCTCTCTCCCACAGATACTTCAGCACCCCAAAATCCGAACGATCTTTTAGGTCGTCCGGGTATTCGAAGTGCTTGTGGTCGAGATCTCGAATTAGTTTCTGTCGTAGACGATCTGCCCGGTAGAATTTCTCCTCGAACTTCACCCCAAACCCGCTAGCCTGATCCCACTCTAAGAGTGGATCGACTGAAGGCAAAGGGTAAAGTCCGAACCTATCTCTCCTCTCACCTTGGTGAGGTCGAGACAGATTTCCGGGCAGGCAAGTGGCATACACTGAAAGATCTTCAGCAGTCAGAGGTTCTCGACTGCATTTCCAAAAGACTCGGGTCTTCGAACAGATTGATTCGGCTCTCGCCGAACAAGCTGCCTCGATTGGCCCTAAGCCTTTATGGAAGAATTTCGTCAGTGTGTTCCATGCGAAGGGCGTCATTGCTTGTGCAGAATCTGCGTCAGCGCGATAGCGCTTTAACAGATTCAGAGCAATGTGCTTTCCACGTCTACTTAATTCGAGCTGGCGTGTGTGCGGAAGTGGTAGACCAAGTCCACCATAGCATTCCGGCACATGCCAGGCTACACCGTCTGGGCATATCCGAGTGTCCTTCAATGCCCAACTCCATCGCTTCAGGAATAATGACAAGAGTCGGTCATGGGCTTCTCCTGAAAAGCCAGCAACAAACGACCGACATCGCGCGGCCAGCCCCTCTTCAGCACTTCGAAGAGTCCACGGATCTGCGCTCAGTTTCGTCCACCCCCTTAGCAAGCTTCCGCTTACGACTGGGACTTGAGACACTTGCCCGTTGCCGTCAATCAAAAAGAATTTTGAATTGATGCAGCAATAAGCAGTGTCACCAAGCTTCCATTCGCAAACGTAGTTTTTGCCAGGGGACAGAGCGAGACCGAGATCCGTGGAAATTCTCATCCACTCCTGATAGGTCTCCCAAGACCCGTAAGAAGTGAGTGAGTCGTCGCCATTGTCTTCCAATGGATAAGACAATCCATCCAAAACACGCTTCCAGCTCGCCGGATCCGTTCGGCGGACTGCCATCAACACCGCACTCGCGAC